GAACTGCCGGAGCCACCACCGCCGCCACTGCCAACGGTTATGGTATAAGTAGCGCCCCTAGTTATTGCATATTCAGAGGATGTCAGGTAACCGCCTGCTCCGCCGCCACCGCCTCTAGTATTACCTCCGCCACCGGCTCCACCGGCTACCACTAAATAATCAAAAACGCCGGGGTCGGTAAGGCCGGGGTTGAACCCCCTTATAGACCCTCCGCCTCTGCTGGACAGTACCGGCATTATGCAAACTGTATCTGACTGGCAAGAACGGTAAACGTAGCATCTGCCGTCTTGATTATGGTGAACGTGTAAGAGTCTATGGAGGAGGCGTTACCTGCGGAGGGTGCGCTACCCCCAGACCACTCGGGAGTAACAGACGACCCGTCAACCTGATAAGCGTTGAGGTAGTACGCTGAACTGCCCTGAGTCATCAATATAGCCGCTGTCATGCTTTCACCTACCGCCATAATACTGTTCAGCGTGGTTGAGCCATCTCCACGGAAATTGATTGTTCTGTTTGCCGTTTGATTGGCCGTGTATAGCTCTACGGCCTGAGTAAGAAAGTCAAAGTTGATCGTGCCTGTAGTGCTTGTCTGGACGGTAACCTTTTCAATAATTTCAGCAATAGATGTTGTGCCGCTAAGAGAAACCTTACCGCTTGCATTAGAGCCAATAAGGTTTCCTGTTACCGTTGGAAGCGTAAGGGTTACATTTCCAGAATAAGCGGCATGAAGCGCAGATTGTATCTGTGTGTAGTGAGCATTGCCTGACTCGCAGTAGAACTTTACATTTGAAACAGAGCCGCCATTTTTTATGTCGATTGTTCCGTTTGTAACCTCTACCCCCGTATCAAGAACAACTTTGCCCGCTCCATTCGGAGTCAAAGCAATGTTGCCGTCTGTGTTGGTAGAGCTAATGGTATTTGTATCAACCTTTAGGTTTTCAATAGAAACCGTGCCATCAGAATCCTCTATAACCGCCTTATCAGCGGGAAACGCACAAAATATAGACTTGGTTCCTGCTTGCAAGTCAACAGCAGAGCCGCTGTTTGAACTCGCCAGAACAGTGGTCCTCGTAAGGGTGTTGCCACTGCTGGCGTAGGTTCCCAGACCCACCTCAAAAGCTGAGTTATTAGTGTCTACAATTGCATAATAGGTCGTGTCTGCATTAGAAAGGACCGACGAAAACGTCACAAAGTTAGTGGTCGCGCCACCTAAAGAAATTGCACCTGTTCCGGTGGTCGTCGTTGTTTCCTTAACCCTATCTTTAATCACAAGAGCCATAAAATAACCTTTAAATTTCAGCGGCAGGGTTGTCGTTTAAAACCCACTCCTGATCTTCTTCAGACCAGTTATACGCGTTGCCGTCATTTGGATACGGAACAGGGGCTTCCCACTCATAGTCGCTATTTAGCGTCCAGCTAGGGAATGGCTTTGGGTACAAAAACACATTGTTCCCCGAGTCATACGTTCCTCCTATATAAGCAAAACGCTGTCTAAAGTTGTTGTTGTAGCTTGTCTGCACCCATGTCCCGCCGCCCAGCAAGTTTTGGCAAAAATCCTTGCCGAGTTGCTCTTGCTCAACGCCTTCATCGTCAGTGATAACGGCATTGTTAACGACGATAACCCTAAGAACTGTGCCGTCGTCAGAAATTTCTGCAAAATGAGCCATATGCCTTACCTATGAGATGGTGATTGTTCCAGATGTCTCAAACTTATAATAGTTATATCCAGCAGAGTTTGCAGTTGCTGGGCTACCGGTAGTGTTTGTGGTGAGGTTGTCTGGAACAAGAATCATAAAAAAGCCGCTACCTCCGTTGCCGCCCGTAAAAGAACTTGCCGCTTGGGTGCGTGAACCACCACCACCTCCTCCTCCGGTGCCGCCTGAGCCAGAGCCGCCACTGGAGTTGTAACCACCGTTGCCGCCGCCACCACCAGCAGTACCACCAGTACCGTAGTAGCCACCACTGCCTGTGTAGTACAAACCACCGCCTCCGCCACCACCGGAAAGGTCACGACCTCCACCAGCGGCGGCGTAATTAACGGCGCTACCGCCATTGCCGCCGTCATACCAAAAGTTTGGGGTGCCAGAAGAGGTGTAGTGACCGTTACCGCCAACAGACCCCTTTCCGCCGCCACCACCCGGACCAGAGGCAGAGTTATCGGGTATGCCACCATCATGACCCTGACCGGCTATTCCTTCGCCGGGAACAGTTGCGTACAAGCCTGAGCCACCACCGGAGCCGCCGTTTCTGCCTTGACCATTGCTGTTATGGCCGGGGCCACCGCCTCCGCCCCCAGTTGCAGTAATGGTTGTAATGTCAGACCCAGAAAATGTACTGTTGCCACCATCGCCACCTTGGCCGATGCCGTTAGATGCTCCTGAGCCTCCACCGCCAATGGTTATGGTGTATGTAGTGCCAAGATATAGCACAACACTGTTAAGGTACTGAAGCACACCGCCGCCGCCACCGCCGCCGCCGCCAACACTGCCACTGTCGGACGTGCCGGGACCGCCGCCTCCCCCCCCTGCCGCAATCAAGAGTTCTGTTATGGTCAGGGGCGTGGCACTTGCGCCGGGATTGAATCCGATCGCTGAATTAGCGCCAAATGTTGATAAAAGTGGAGGCATTATGCGTACTGAGTCTGACTAGCCAAGACAGTAAACGTAGAGTCTGCTGTTTTAATGAACGTGAAGATGTACGAATCTATAGAGTTTGCATTTCCTGATGATGGCGCAGAACCACCTGACCACTCTGGAGTAACTGACGAGCTATCAACTTTATAAGTATCTAGATAATACGCAGAGCTACCTTGAGTCATTAGTATAGCCACTGTCATGCTTTCGCCTGTAGCCATAACAGAATTTAACGGCGTAGAGCCATCACCGCGAAAGTTAATCGTCCTGTTCCCCCCTTGGTTTGCCGTATAAAACTCAACGGCTTGAGTGAGAAGGTCAAAGTTAATCGTACCCGTTGTACTGGTTTGGGTAGTAACCTTTTCAATCATCTCGGCAACAGAGGTAGTGCCAATAAACTTAACCTTGGCATTTGCATCCGCTGTTACTGCTTTTGACGCCTCCGAGGTGCCCAGCGTGGTGATGTCAAGATAGTTAATCTCTGTGGCTGTAGCTGTTACACCATCTAGGATATTTAGCTCTGCCGCAGTGGACGTAACTGCCGTCCCATTGATCACTAACTGGTTGGAGGCATTTAGGAAAACAGATTTTCCTGCGGGGTAGTTGATAAATACGTCTTTTGTGCCCGCCTGCAAATTAACGGCTGACCCACTATTAGAGCTAGCAAGCACGGTGGTTCGCGCCAGCGTGGTCCCGCTCGCAGTAAAGGTGCCAAGACCTACCTCAAAAGCAGTATTAGTGTCATCGACAATGGCGTAATAGGTAGTGTCACCGTCTGACAGGACCGAGGTGAACGTAACAAAATTAGGTTCAGCCCCAGCAAGCGTAATTGTGCCGGTGCCTGTCGTAGTGGTCGTCTCTTTTACGCGGTCAGCAACAACAAAAGCCATTTTTATGCAATCCGAATAACAGCGTTAGATGCGTCAGCAGTTGGGAACACGATGGTAAAATCGCCAGAACTGGAGGATTTATCAGAACCAAAATCTAAAACAACAACTGTGTTTGTGGTTCCGCTTCCGCTACCTGCCGTGGTGTTATATATAAGTGCTCCACGCGCCGTTAAAGTACTGCTGGAGAACGTGAGATCGGCAAAGTCGGTAAGGGCCGTTGTTCCTGACGTGGTAGGAGTAACATTAGTAAGCGTCCCGCCACCGGCTGAATAGCCTGTACCACTAATCTCATTAGATGTTGTGTACGCGGTGGTTGCCGCATTAAAAGAAGCACTGTTGGTGTACATTGCCAGCTTATATGTATCACCCGAGCTATTTGTAAAATCATGTTTCGCCTGTAGCAGTTCCTGCTTAAACGACGTACACATAAAGTTTCCGCTAAAAGCCATATCACATTCTCCTGATAAGTTCGGCTAGGTCTTTTTGCCCCGCATCAAGAAGGGCGTTGTACACTGTAGTTCGGTCGCTTTTCGCGGCCTCTTTCATGTAGAAAACAAGAACCGCTCTAATGTGATTCTTGAACGCCTGCGCCTGTGCCTGCACTTCTGGCAACGCAGTATCGGCTACCGAGATGATCTTATCTAAGCACCTCTCAGCAATCTCATCTGGGGAAAACCCCCTGTTCTGTGTCGTGTGGACATTAACGCTACCCACCTCAAAACCACCGCTAACACCAATCATCCTCTAGGCTTCCTTACCTCACCGCTACGATAACTGTCTGTCGTGCTGTATCCCTCTCCCAACTGCTCAAGTTTTGCTAATGCCTCTGCATACCTTTGGGCATATAACTGCATTAAATCTGGGTCGCCTTTCAGGTATGTATATGCCTCTACTAGACACCCATATAAAAGCGTGGACTCAGCGTTAGTACCGAGCCAGCTAGTGCCGTCTCCAGATGTGGTGATTGAGGTAGGCTTGTGGAAGTAATGCAGTTCTGCATCGTATGCAGAGTCAGGGGTGGGGCCGAGAATAAACGCGGTGCGGCTAAAAATGCCGTAGTATTTTGGCGCTCCCTGCGTTGTCGTTAGCGGGTACGCCTGACGTATAAAGTTTACGTCCTTAAAGATCAGATACTCAAAGCCGGAGTTGTCGATAGCTAGTGAGTAGGGTGTCAAAAAATCTGTAGGCATGATCAGGTACTGGTTACCGCTTGCCACGGAGCCAGAAACATTCTTACGGAAATCAGGCAGTTGCACTGTCTTCAGGATTTTGTCTTCTGCCTGCGTAATGATTGTTGTCAAATTATTGACAAAGCTAGTCTCGTTTGACTCGCAATAATCCTGTATCGCCTGTTTTAGGGAGGTAAACGTAAACGCCATCAGGATGTCTCCACCGTTACCCGCCCAACAACACCCGCCATATCAAGACCGACAGTCCGGCTTCCAAGTGCCGTATTGCCTCCCCCGACAGGATCGAACGCAGAAAGCGCACGACTTTCATCAAGGCTGTCGTCAGGTCTCGGAAACCGAAGCGCCTGTGGATCGTTCGCATTGACATCCCCCAGTTTCAACTGAGGCTGATCCTGATCTACAACATCCCTGCCAACCAGCAGACCGTTCCAGCGGCCATCCTCAATCTGTCTGACCAAGTCGCGCAGTGGATATCGGAAACCTGTCCGATCACAAAATCCAAACGCCTTGGAGCCTTTCGCGTAACTGCTCATAAATTGTTATACCCACCGGGAGCCATGTAAAGCGATGCCTTTTCTCTGGATGCGTCTGCCGCCAG